TTTACCAGGCCAGCAACCAATGTGCGCGCAGCATGGACGCTGGGGCGCGGTTTCAGGGCGCGATTGGCCGATGAGGATGAGTATACCGACGACATACTGCGGCGCTGGGGGCGCAGCATCAACAGTACGCTGATGACGCTGCTGAAAGACCTGGACGCGCTGGGCGACCAGTATGTCGTTGTCAACCCTGATGGCAGTCTGAGCGTGCCATCGCCTGACACGGTGGAGATGCAGTACAACCCGGTAGACTATCGCCAACCTGTGCGCTGCATCATCACCACGCGCTTTGAAGACGCGACCATCACGGACGAATACACCGCCGACCTGCGGCGTGTCACCGTCAAAAATAACAAAAACGCCGCGATTGAAACGGCCTTTGGTGAAATTTCGCCTATGGGCGAATTGGTCATGGAGTATGAGAACCTGATCGGGCGTATCCCCGTCGTGCATTTTGCCAACGAGCGCGGGGTGAACGAGACGAACGGCAGGCCCGTGTTCCAGGGCCTTCGCATGACGTTCAGCCAGTACAACAGCATCCTGAGCAAGGCGTTGTATGGCGTGGAGGTGATGGGCAACCCTATCCCGACTTGGCAGGGCATGGAGGACCTGGACGAGACCTGGGAGATCAACAGCACGCCCACCGGCGAGTATGACGACAACGGGCAGGAAATCCGTGAGGTGCGCTTCGATCAGCTCACGGGCCTGTTCCTGGGCAAAGGCGGCGAGTTCAAGTTCAGCGCGCCGGCGAACGGCTTCACCGGTGATGTGCGCGATATGCTCAAGCTGCTGTTCCTGCTGGTGCTGGAGTACCTGCAAATTCCAGAGACGGTATGGGGTGGGGAGATGGGACAGGCCCGTGCCACCAGCGGCGAGCAGATGAACAGCTTTTACCAGAGCATTGAAGGGCGTCGCCTGGAGCTTGAGGGCGTGGGCAGCGACAGCGTGCTGGGACTTGAGGCGCGTGGCGGGCTGCTGGCGCTGGTGGACATCTGGCTGCGGATGCGAGCGCTGACGGATCGGCGCGTGCGCGTGGGCGATGCGGTGGTCGAATGGGATGAGCTGCGCACCCAGGATGAGGCGCTGAAGCTGGAGAAGGTCAAGTGGGCGCATGGGGTGAACGTGATCCGCGACGAGACTGCGCTGAACGCGCTGGAGCTGGTGGAAAACGCGGAGGATGAGGTTCGGCTGGCCAAAGAGGAAGCGGATGCCAACCGCGATGCTTTCGATGCGGCGATGATGGCTGACCTCAACGCCGCTGATGAGCCTGAGCAGGTTGATGATGAGCAGGACGCTCAGGACGATGAGGATGGCACTGTATGAGACCGATAGGGGGCAAGCGCCTGATGGCACGGGTGCAGTTGGGCCTGGGTGCTGATGTGCGCAGGATGTTTGAGCGGCTTCAGGAGCGCTTGACGGGGATTATCAGGCGCTATGAGGGGCGCGAAGGGCGCATCCCCCAGGGGGTGCAGCTCAACATGCGGCGCGATGTGGAGCAGGCCATACGCGATGTGTTCGTCGTGCCTGGAACACGCACCGTCTTTGGGCCAGACGGCGTGACTGCGCTGACCGAGTATGGTCGCATCCTCAACCGCTGGTATGTGCGTACCGTTTCGGACGTGGTGATGCTGCACCACGATTGGCTGCGCGCCAACATGCCTGATGATCTGGTGACATGGCTCACCACCTCCCCTGCTCGCCCGTTGAACGTGCAGGAAGCGGAGCGTCCGACGCTGGTGGAGTACGCGATGTTTTACAACAACCCGCTGGCGCAGATTGACGAGACGCGGCGATGGGTGCCGATGCACCGATGGACAGACGAGCGCGGGTATCGGCTCTCGGATCGTATCTGGCGCACGAGTGACGAGACGCGGCGCAAGATCGACCTGATCCTGGCGAAGGGCTTGGCGGAGGGGCGCAGTGCGCTGGAGCTTTCGGAGGCGCTGGAGGCGTACCTCATCCCCAACAGAGCCGGCGTACGGACGCTGAGGCCGTATGGGCCACGCTTCATGCCCGATGGGGCCAGCTATGACGCGATGCGCCTGGCCCGCACGGAGATTGCACGCGCGCACAATCAGGCAGCGTACCTGGCGGCCACGCTGAACCCGTATGTTGAACTGCTTGACCTGGCCCGTTCGCTGGCGGGCGACCCCAAGTGCCAGATTTGCGCTGCTCATGCCACGATTGGTATACACGGGCAGCGTGTGAGGCCACCCTATACGATGGGTGAAGCGATTGTGCCGCCAAACCATCCGCACTGTAAGTGCCACCTCCGCCCTGTAGTGACGCAATCGCCTGAGCGTGTGACGGCTGATCTGAGGGCATACATGGGGCGGGGTGCTGCACCGGTGGTCAATCCGATCAATGGGAACGCCTTTTTGCTGCAATTGCTTGGGGCAGCATTGATGGCGTTTGCAGAGCGCGAGATGGAATTTGGTTAAAATCAAGCCAAAGAGCTTGCGCAATTAGAAAATTTGTGCTAAATTGAATTTTAACTGAAAACCGCGAGGCGGATTGTGGACGGCGAGGCCGTTTGTGATCCGCCTTTTGCATTGAGGGCCAGTATGCGGATCACGATCCAGGAAACACGCGAACACCCCCTGAAGGGTCAATCTCCACCGAACGGCTATGCTAAATGGCAGGAGTTTGCGGCGAGCATCCCCATCTATGAAGGCGTTGACCTGCCGGGTCTGATCGAAAACGACGACGATCCGTTCTTTTTGACGCTGGATGTCATGCGCGTTGGCGAAACGAGCCTGAATGGGTTGCTGTACGACGAGGAGTTTGTGAGTCTGGTCGAGCAACAGCTTGCGGGCAAGGGCGCGATCCTGGGGCATACGAACGAGGGTGATGCTGCATACCCGGTTGAGGTCGCCGATTGGGTGGGCCACATGCGCGTGGAAGGGAGGACCTGGGCGAAAGCCTATATCCCCCCAGGGCGCGAGCGTGAGTTCATCCGCCGTATCCTGCGGCGCGGGGGCTGCCTGCGCACCTCGTTGCAGGGGACAGGCGTCCAGATTGCCAACGCCGATGGGAGCTATCGGCTCAAGGAGTTTGAGCTAGATCGGCTCGACTTCGTGCCTGCCACGCAGGCGGCCCTCAGGCGTGTCACCAGCGGTAAACCGATTGTTACACGAGAAGCGCAAGGGAAACCCATGACTGAACAACGCACGATTACCATCGCAGACGTGCCACAGGATGTGCGCGAAGCCATCCTGCGTGAGGCGCGTGTGCAGGCAGACGCGAGCCGCGTCACGGAGCTGGAGCAGCAGATTGCCTCGCTCACCCAGGCTCGTGATACCGCCCAGGCCCGTATCACGGAGATGGAGACCAGTCTCGCCGCTCAGACCGCTCGCGTTACCGAGCTGGAGCAGGCCCACGAGGCCGCGCAGGCCCGCATCGCCGAATTTGAGCGCGTGGCTTTTGAGCGCGACATCGACAGCGCCATCGCCGCCCTGACGGAAGGGTGGGTCATCCGCAGCGAGGCGGGCAAGGCCAAGCTGGCGGCGCTGCACAAGCAGGTGCGGCGCGCCTTGATGGAAGCGCTGAACGGCAAGCGTGACGCCCAGGTCATCCGCGAGACGGCCACGCGCCTGTGGGCCGACGAGTTCCAGGGCATCGCCGAGAGCCTGCGCGACGCGCTGGCTGGCCCTTCCGCCGCTGTTGGTGCGCCGTCCAGCAGCACCCAAACCCTGTCCGATGAACTGCTGGCCAAGCTGGCGACCCGCTTTGTCAAATAGGAGACACACTCATGGCTGATCTGAACACTCTCGGCCCACGCGCAGCAGTTGACCTTCTGCAAACCTACAGCGGTATCGACTTCAGCCGCGTCCTAAACTTTCAGAACCGCAATGGCCTGACTGGCCAGACGATCCTCCAGCAGGCATTTGCGGCCATCGGCGGCGTGAATGAGGCGCTGGTCGCTCGTTACGCTGGGATTTTGTACGTGACCACCAGCGACACGGTGATGTACCGCCAGGGTGAGGGGAAGCGCCTCAAGACCCCGAAGAAAACCGAGTTCGCGGTGGGTGATGGCGTTCGTGGCGCGCAGACGGGCCACATGCTGCCGCTGACCGACTACGAAGACCTGCTCCAGTGGGGTCCGCTGTGGTTGCGTGATGCCCGCCAGGTGGACGTGGATACCGACCTGCAACTGGTCGTGGAGAAGTGGCAGAACCGCGTGGAGGACGACATCTGGGAGCGCGTGTTCACCAGCACGGAGCATCCCCAGGGTGCGGGCTACAGCGTGGGTTGGGCCATCGGCAGCGGCGTGAACGTGCCTTACGTCCCCCCGCCCTATGGTGGCACGACCTTCAGCGGCTCTCACACGCACTACCTGTGGCAGGCAGGGACGAGCAGCGCCAACGTGTTCAGCCTGGTGGACAACGCGGTCAAGGAGCTGCGCCATCATGGACACGGTGGCAACCTGCTGGCCTTCGTGTCGGGGTCGGACGTGGATGTGTATGCGGGCATGAGCAAGTTCGTGGCCCTGCAACCGTCTGGCTTCACGATCATCCCTGGCAACGGTGCGGCTTCGGTGCAGGTGACGTCTGGCACGCCGACGGGTATGCCTGGCGAGCTGTTCGGCTACCTGAACACCAATCGCGGCATCGTGGAGCTGCGCTACTACGAACGCATCCCATCGGGCTACCTGTTCGTGACCAAGAGCTACGGCGCGAACAACCCGAACAATGGCCTGGCCATCCGCCTGCACCCCGATGTGCCGTTCGGCCTCACCCCCCTGCCCCTGCTGACGCGCACGATCACGCCTGAGATGGAGCTGATCCAACTGCGCGCCACGCACGGTGTGGGCATCAACAAGCGCCTGAACGGTGTGGTTGGCTTCTTCGCCACGTCTGCCAGCGCCTACGTCAACCCGACCTTCTAGGAGAGTGAACAATGCCTCTGAGCATCAGTGATCGCAAGAATGTGCGCCCCCTGAACGGGGCGCTGGTTCGCCCGTATGAAGCTGGCGCTGCCGTGCAGCAGGGCGATTTCGTGTACGTCAATTTCGCCAGTGACCGCGTGCTGCCTGCCCGCGCCAATGCGGATGGCACGACCTACGCGATTGGCGTCGTAGTCTCCATTGAGGGCCACATGCCAGGGACGAGCGCCCAGGCAGGCCAGACGGTGGGTGTGTGCGTGTCTGGCCCTGTGGCGGGCTTCGTGGGGATGGACGGTGCGACGGGGATCGTGTGGCTCAGCGCTGCGACGGCTGGGGCTGTGACGCAGACCAAGCCGACTGGCGTGACCAACCGCGTGTTTGCTGTGGGTCGTGCCATCCGCAGCGATGTGCTGATGGTCGGCCCGCAGAATACCGAAGCCGTCGCCGGCGCATAGCCGCAGCCTTGAGGAGCGAGCGCCATGCCATTGACCGCTGAACAACTCACCGACCTGCGTGCTGACCTGGGCGACACGGGCGCAAGCCCCGCGTTCAGCGACGCCGAGCTGGAGCGTCTTTACGTGCGCGCAGGTGAGAACTACGCCAAAACGATGGTCATGGCGCTCAATCAACTGCTGGCCAGTGTGTCCAAGCTCACTGACTACACGCAGAACCAGACGCAGGAGAAGGCCAGCCAGGTGTTTGGCCACCTGAGCAAGCTGCGCGACATTTGGCAAGCCCAGGCCAGCGGCTCATCGACGGGCATGAAGGTGGTGCGCGTGGGTATTGCCAAGCAGCGGAAGGACGAACCCTATGCCTGACCTGAGCGCGTGGCGCATGAGCAACCGAGCGCATGACGCCTGGAGGCGCATCAGCGAAAAGCCGAGCAGCGTGGTACTGAAGCGCGGCGCGACGCTGCTGCCTGCCCAGACGGTGCGGGTAGAGGCCAACAGCCTGCCGAGCGAGGTGGAAGGGCCTGCGGGCATCAGCTCCATCATGCGCGTGACGCTGTTTGGGGTGCGCGGGCATGAGAGCGTGGCCGACACGAACATTCAGCGCGGCGATGTGTTTGGGCTGAACGGGACGCGCTACCGCGTGGTGCATGTCATCCACCAGACCGGAGAGGTTCAGGCTTCCTGTGAGGCGATGCAATGAGCAATTTCACGTTTGACCTATCGGGGATCAATCGCGGGTTGGAGCAATACATGGCCCGTGTGAGCGTGGCTATTCGTCGCGTGGCCGAGTATTACGCGCCGATCCTGGAGAACTACGCCAAGACCAACGCGCCCTGGACGGACCGCACGGCCAATGCGCGGCAGTCGCTCCACACGTTCGTTGAGGAGCTGAGCCGCAACGTGGTCGCGCTGTACCTGTCGCATGGGATGAACTACGGCATCCATCTGGAAACGCGCTATGCGGGGCGCTACGCGATCATCTGGCCCACGATTGAGGCTCATTTGCCCGTGATCCGCAGAACGCTACAGGGGATTTTCCGCTGATGCCCCCCCTACGCGAGGCGCTGAAGGCGCACCTGACGAGCGACAGCACGCTGACGGCCCTGCTGACAGGTGGGGTGCTGGATGCTGATGCCCTGCCGATGGACGGCGGCGGTGCGGGCAGTTTGCCGCTGGCGGTAGATGGCGTGAGCGTGCGCCCCTTTGCGGTACTGCGCTGGCGCGGGACATCGGCGAAAGAAATCCCCTGGAAAACGGAGCGCCGAACCCTGGAGGTCTATATCTACCAAGAGCGGGGCTACGACATCATTGAGCAGGCCAAGCGTCGGATTAAGGGGCTTCTCATCCGCCAGATGGTCAAGGCCGACGATGCGGCCATCTGCATGTTTCACTGGGTGCAGGACAGCGGCGAATTTGCGTCGCCCGAATTGGGCAATCTGGCCTGCGAAATGAGCCGATTTTTCGTTGACTATATAAGGAAGTGAGCTATGCCTCGTCCATTCGGTGAAGTGAGCTACACGCTCAAGAGTCTGATCGTTGCCGCCTACAACATCGTGGCGGGTACCTACGGGACGCCGGTTGTTGTCGCAGATGGGCAGATGCTGGTGTCTGAGCCAGAGGCGGACACGGACAAGCTGCGCGGCTACGGGGTCTACACGCGAGGGTTGTCCGTGCCGATTGGCGCTGCGCTGACCTTCAAAGCTGGCGGCCTGGACATTGAAGCGCTGAAGGTCGTCGCGGGCGCGACGGTGACGACCAGCGGAACCACGCCAAATCAGGTCAAGAAAGTGACGCTGCCGGCAGGTGGTGCTGGCCTGCCCTACTTCGGGGTGCTGGGCGTCTCGGCCACCGATGATGGCGGCGTTGCCGTCATTGGCCTGAAGGCGGTCAAGCTGGACACCGTGCCGCGCTATGAGGCCAACGGTGAGGAGAACAAGTTCAACGTGTGGGAGACGGCAGGCTATGCGTTCCCTGTTGCGGGCGTTCTGGAGACGATCAAGCTCTATGAGACCGCTTCGGGCTTCGATGCTCCGGACACCGGTGCTGAGTTCCTGGCGTGGTTTACATGATGAGCGCCTGGAAGCAGACCACATCGCAAGTCACCCTGCCGTCTGGTAATGAGGTGACGCTGAGGCAGGTGGATGTCCTCAGCATTTTATCCGAAAACGGAGACGTACCCAACTTCCTGCTGGACATCATGAATGGCGGTGGGAAGGGGGAGGTGAAGGTGACGGACATGCTGGCGGCGATCCCCCTGCTGAACCGTATCGCCCGCCTGTGCCTGGTAACGCCTCGCATCGCAGAGGATGAGGACACCGGCGACGGGGGCATCAGCATCCATCAGGTGGTCATGTATGACAAGCTGGCGATCATGATGTGGTGCATGGGAGGCGAGGCGGCAATCCGAGCGATCCGTAACTTTCTTGAGCAGCAGGGAGAGGGTGTATCTACTGTATAAGCGCGCCAGCACGTTTGGCACGCGCCCGTCTGATCTGATGGGCATCCAGAACCATTGGCTCGCCTATCAGTTTGATGAAGTGGTGCATCTGATCGGATGGCAGGTCGAGAGCCGACTGAACGCCACAGACGACAAGGGACGACGGCGCTACAGCTATGAGGAGGCGCTGCGCGTGCCAGAACCCGACAGGGTAAGCGTGAGCAAGCTGCTGGCTAGGCCAGGCGTAAGGATCAAATCGTGAACGGCATGGACATTGGAAGCGCGTATGGGAAGATCGTCATCGACGCAAGCGGCGTTGAGGCGGCGGTCAACCAGGCCAAGAGGACGCTGGCCCAGGGCTTTGCGGATATGGGGCAGAGCATTTCCAACCTGGGCGGGATGCTGACCGGTCTCAGCGCACCATTGGCTGCGTTCGGGGGGTTTGGTCTAAAAGCCGCCAGCGACTTTGACAGCTTGTTCACGCAGATTTCGGCTCGCACGGGGATTGTAGGTGATGAGCTGGAGGGGCTGAAGGACATGGCGCTCCAATGGGGCGCGAGTACCGTGTTCAGCGCGCAGCAGGCAGGTGATGCTTTTCTGCAGTTGCTGACGAGCGGTATGAAGGCGAGTGATGCTATCGGCGTTATGCCTACCGTGTTGAACGCTGCGGCGGCAGGGAACATGGAGTTGGGACGGGCCGCCGACATGGTGACGAACGTCATGGCGTCCATGAATTTGGAGGTAGGAGAAGCGGAGGCGTTGGTCGATGCGGTATCACGGGCAGCGGCGTCATCGCCTGCGTCGATGGACGAGCTGCTGGAGGCGATGGCGGGCGTAGGTGGCATGGCCGCAGGCGCGGGCATGGATTTCCGCGACCTGAGCGGGTTGCTGGCCATCTTTGCCAACGCGGGCATACGAGGCAGCGAAGCAGGGACGCAGCTCAGGTCGATGCTGGTCGCCATGAACCAGGATACCGAAAAGGCGCAGGGGGCCTGGGCCGCATTGGGAACGAGCCTCTATGACAGTGAAGGCAATGCGCGGCGCTTTGCCGATGTGCTGGAGGAGATGCGCGGTGGCCTGGCCCAAATGGACGACCAGACGCGCAACAGCACCATCAAGACGCTGGCAGGGGCGTATGGCCTGATGGGCTTTAACGCCATCCTGGCGAGTGACGGCATTGATGCCATGCTAGAGACGATGAATGAGCAGGCGTCCGCTGGAGATGTTGCCGCTGCAATGATGGACACCTTCAAGATGAGCGTGGACAGCCTGATGGGGTCGTTGCAAGCGCTGGCGATCAAGGCGCTGACGCCGATGATGAATGATGTGCTGAAGCCAATGATCCAAAGGTTGATTGAGGTCGTCAACGGGGTGACAGCCTGGGTAACGGCCAACCCTGAGCTGACAAGCCAGATTGTCAAAATTGCCTCGGCATTTGTGGCGCTTGGCCCTGCGCTGATGGGCGTGGGGCAAGGGATGAGGTTGGTAGGGTTGCTGATGGGCGCGCTCACCTCCCCTATCGGGATGGTGGTGGCGGCGATCACAGGGCTGAAGCTCGCGTTCGATACCAACTTTCTGGGCATCCGCGATGCTGTGCAGCCGATCATAGACTTCCTGGGGCAGGCATTTGCCCAGGTGGCGGGCAGCATCTCCACGTTTGTGCAGACGCTTCAAGGTGGCAGTTCGCTGGGGGACGCCATCGGTGCAGCGTTTGGGCCAGACGCACTTGGCGCAATGCAGGGACTTGTTGCCATTGTCACAGAGACCGTCATGCCTGCTTTGCAGAGCTTCGTTGATTGGCTTGGGGGTATCTGGTCAATGGTTGGCCCAGCGCTTGAGCAGCTTGGCGCGTGGTTTTTGCAGGATGTACTGCCGCAGGTTGGCGCGATCATCACCGAGCGCGTCATGCCAGTGCTGCAAAGCCTGGGCGAGTTCCTGGTCAATATCTGGACGTTGGTTGCTCCTGCGCTGACACAGTTGGCAGCGTGGTTCCTCCAGGACGGCCTGCCTGCCATACAAAACGTTATCAGTAACGTGGTGCTGCCGGTGATTGACGGCTTCTTCGCAGTAATTGCGGGGATATGGGAGTTTGTGCGCCCTGGCCTGGAGCAGTTTGCGGCGTGGTTTATCCAAGATGCCCTGCCTGGGGTTATCAACTTCTTGCAGACGACGGTGCAGCCTTTCCTGGAGGCGTTCTTCGGCTTCGTTGCAGGGGTATGGGATTTGGTCTCGCCAGCCCTGGAGGCGCTCTTTGGGTGGTTTGCGGAGAGCGGGCTGCCGATCATTCAGGGAGAGATTGAGCGCGTCTGGAATGTGGTACTCAAGCCGTTTATCGAGACGCTGGCGGGCATTTGGAGCGCGGTGAGCGCAGGTGTCACGTACCTATTCAACTGGTTTACGATCAACGGGTTGCCAGCGATCCGCCAGTCAATCGAATTCTTCATGAACAACATCGTTCGCCCACTCATTAACCTGCTGAGCGGCATCTGGAATGCCGTAAGGGGCGGGATTGAGGCGTTTCGCAATGGCATCATGCAGTTTTTACAGCCCATCATCGACCTGATTGAGGGGTTATTGGGTAAATTCCGCGAGGTGCAGAACGCGGTCAACGCGGGCGCTACGGGGCGCGATTACGCTGGTGGTGAGATTGCGGCCATGCAGGCAGGTGGGAAGCAGATTACCAGGCAGCAGCTCGAAGCGCAGATGTGGCAATCCACGCTGGCGCAGGTTGGGGGTAATGACCTGGCAGCACGCATGTTGTATCCCACCGTCATGGCCGAGGCGACGAAAGACCCGACGATGGCCGCCATCCTGCGCGGGCGTGCCGCAGGTGGGCCTGTGCAGCGGAACGTGCCGTATATCGTGGGTGAGCGTGGCCCTGAGATGTTCGTACCTGAAGGATCGGGGCGCATTGTCCCCAACCATGCGATGGGCAGCGGCGTGCAGATCGGCAACATGACGATCCATGCAAACAGCGAAGCCGAAGGGCGGGCCGCAGCGCTGGGTTTCCAGCGCCAGTTGGAGGAGGTCATGAGAGCCAATGGCTGACGGGACGCGACTGCTCCGATTTGAAGCAAACGGCAAGACGCTCAACCTTGCCTTTTTGCAAAACTGGAACGACAACTTTGGCGACCTTGTGACTCGTAGTGGGCGTTTGCCTGGGCTGACGGGCGGGTTTGACGAGCTGGGGATTGGGCCTGCCCCTGGCGAGATCGGTACGATCAGCGCGTCGTTTGCGCTGGTGGCCGAGAGCAAGGCGCAAATGACCGGCCAACTGGATGATCTGAGGGCCATCGCTGAGTGGCCCAAAGGCAAGCTCTACATGCAGCCTGCCGACCCTGGTGAGGGTGAGCGCTGGTGCTGGGCCAGGCTCAACACGATCACGACGGCGCACAACTACGAGCGGCACAGCGACCTGTTCATGCGCGTGCAAGCCACCTTCCAGGTGGCGTATCCACGATGGGAGCGAGCGGCCACGACGGACGATGCCCCGATCTGGGGCGCGCCGAGCTGGGGTGCAGCGACGTGGGGTGGCAGCGGGTGGCAATATGTGGGCAACTCCTACTCTGAGCCGCCACGCTGGGGGACAGGGGCAACCTGGGGCGGCGGGACACGCTGGGGCGGGACTGCGCCGAGTGCGACCTCGCAGACGATCAGCGTGGTGAACGAGGGCAACGCCCTGGCGCTGCTGCGGCTGCGCTTCAGCGCTCGCGTGGCTTGCCCTGCGGGTCTGGTCATTGAGCGCGTGGTGGGCGGCGTAGCGGTGGAAGGCATCACGCTGGCGGCCACGAGTGCAAATGAGACGTGGGATGTGGATGGGCGTAGCCTAAGTGTTCTACGTGACCTCAAGCCTGCCTATGAGTTGTTTAGCGCCACTTCGCCCCGCTGGCTGACGCTTGCGCCTGGGGCGAATAGCATCCGCTTCACTTTCCCTAGCGGCGGTGGCGGTAACGTCAAGTTCTTGTTCAATCACACCTGGATTTAGGAGATACCCATGCCACTGACACTCACGCTTTCTGGCATTACCGATGGGCAGCAAATTGATGCGGCGGATGTGACCACGCCGTTCCACGAGGTCAAGGCCTTCGTGGACGGCCTGGAGACCAGCTTAAACACGGAGAGCAGCACGCGCGCGACGAGCATCGCCAACATCTTGGCGGGCAACACGGCCTTTACGCAGATCAGCGTGGGGACGGATACGACGCTGACGATTGCCAGCGATACGGTGACGGTGACGCGCACGCGCCACCTGATCGACACGGAGGGCAGCGCGGCCAGCGATGAGCTGGTGACGATCAACGGCGGCGTGGAAGGCGACCTGCTCATCCTGCAAAGCGTGGACGCGGCGCGGGTGGTGGTGGTGCGCCACAACGTGGGCAATATCCACCTGTTCGCGGGGCTAGACGTGAGTCTGACACACCCGCAGCAGGCGCTCATCCTGCTGTGGGATGGCACGCGCTGGTGTCAGATGGCAGCACCAGCAACGGGCCTGGGGCTGCGGACGATGCGTGCAGCGACGATCAACAACTACCCATCGGTCATCCTGCCAGACAACACGATTGGCAGCGGCAGCACGCCGCGCCTGGCGCTGATGCCCGATTTGGTGGCCGGCAATCGCTTTGAGGTGAGGGCGAGCGCGAACACGATCCTGGGCAACATGGTGGCCAACCCGACCGTGACTGGCACGCTGGCGATAGCGAACCAGACGGACAGCACCTATGCGTCGATCACGAGTGCCGCGGCAGCAGGCAGCATCGCCGGGTGGGTGACGACCACGTTTAACGTGGTACGGCGCAGCCACAACCCGATGTTTGAGGCGGTCATCCGCACCGGCAGCACCATCGCCGACATGCGCATGTGGATCGGCTTGGTGAGCGCAGCGCCGACCAACGTGGACGACCTGGCGGCGGGGACGCAGGGTGTTGTTTTCCGCTACAGCACGGTGGCGGGTGACACGGGCTTCAGGGGCGTGTGTGACAATGGAACGAACGTCACGGTGAGCGCCCAGGTCGGGCCGAACCTGCTGGCGGACACGCGCTACGTGCTGCGCCTGCGCGTGGATGACAGCGCTGGGCGGGCCTTCTTCAGCGTCAATGGCGGCGCTGAGGTCGAGGTGACGGCCAACCTGCCGGCAGCAGCAACGGAGTTGGGCGCGGTGGTCTACGGCATTACGACGATTGGAGCGCCCCGCGTCATCCTGTTTTCGCGCGCGCAGGTGAGGTACGACTGATGAGGCTGTGGGCAGATGTGTATGACGCGAGTGGGCAGCGCATTGGGCCTGGGCCTGTTGCGAGCCTGCTGAGCGCCAGCGTGACGCGAGCGCTGGATGGCGCGGGGACGGTGCAGGCCGAAGCGCCAGGGACGGATGAGCGCGCCATCAGCCTGCTGCAAAACGAGCGGCGTTGGCGGGTGTGGTGGGAGGCTGAGGAGGGCGCGGAAGCCCGTGAGGTGGGGCGCGGCATCATCCGAGGCGTGGCGGCGAAGGGGTCGTCATCGGCCTGGCGGCTGTCGGTGGACGGGCCTGATGCCCTGGACGAACTGCGGCGGCGCAACACCCTGCTAGGGCGCACCTACCCTGCCATCACGTTTGGCGCGCTCATCACGGACCTGGCGGCGCTGGCGGGATGGACGGCCAGCGTGGAAGCGCCGATACGCGACAAAGTTTTGTCGGCGAGATTTGACGGTGAGAGCGTGCTGAAGGCCATCCGGACGCTGTGCCAGCAGCAGGGCGTCCACATGCGCTATGGGGGCGGCAGCCTGGTGGAGGTGGGCGCGTTTGGCCAGAGCAGCGGCGTGCGCCTGGTGCAGGCGGAGTTTGCCCCGCCTGAGCTGTATGGGCGCGACGAGCTGATGCTGATCGAGAGCCTGAGCGTGGACACGGACAGCGAGAGCCTGTGCAACTGGATTGTGCCGGTGGGCGGAGGGGAAGGCGAGAGTACGCTGAGCCTGGAGTACGCCACGCGCAGCGGCCCCTACAGCGTGCGGGTGAACTACGACAACGGCAGGCCGGTCTACTACCTGGCAAATGATGCCAGCATCGCCAAATATGGCCGCATCCAAAAGGTGCTGGCCTTCAAGTCGATTGCGCCGATCAGCAACAGCGATGCTGACCTGCTGAGCGCGGCGAACCAGCTCCATGACGCAGCCAGTGCCTACCTGCAACGCCACAGCGCGCCGCTGAGCAGCTACAGCGTGCAGGCCAAAAAGGGGCGCGTGACGCTCAAGCCAGGCGACAAAATCCGCCTGGTGTACAAGGGTCTGGTGCTGCGCGAGGATGGCACGCCTTACACGTACCTGGACATTGACCAGGACGTGTGGATCATGCGGGTGAGCGAGCGGGTGGGCGATGGGAGCAGCGTAAGCCTGGAACTAGCCAGCGTGGACAGGCAGCCCGAGAGCGGCGTGACCATCGTCGCCAATGCGTTGGAGAGCATCCAGGTGCGCGATTTGCGCGTGCAGCCCTACCCCAGCCTGGCGACCTATGTCTATCGGCGCGAGATTGCGCCGGGCTTCAACGCGGACATCCCCATCGACATCACGAATGGGACGCTGTACCTGAATCAATGCCGCATGCGCGTCAGGACGCGACCCTTTAGAGCTACGAGCAAGGCGGAGAGCGCCAGCGAGACGGTGACGGGTGCGGGCGGTGCGGTGGTCAGCACGACGAGCAGCGGCGGATCGACGACGCAGACCAGCACCCAAAACGCCAATTTGTCCTTTCCGACCTCGTGGGCCAAGTACGTCCACAACCCTTATCCGACACTTTCGGCCTATTCCACCAATGATCATTTTCACGATGCCTATCTGATCCCGCATGATCATGAGATCAGCATCCCCGACCACACGCACAGTATTAATATCCCCGCGCACACGCACACGCTGCCGCCGCTGCTCGTCAACTACGGCATCGTCGATGATGACGAGACGCCCAGCGGAGTGCGGATGGCCATCAATGGGGTGGACGTGACGGCGCAGCTTGGCGGGCCATGGGCCGAGACGGGCGGCGCGATTGAGACGTGGGTGGACATCACGCGCTACCTGACCAATGCCAGCGGCGGGCTGCGCCAGCAGCACCGCGTGACCATCTCCTGCGAGGGTGGGCAAGGTGAGGTGGAGGCGACCATCGAGCTACGCCTGACGGTGCAGAGCATCGCTTTGGGGGTGGGTGATGCTTGAGCTGCTGCGTAGGATATGGGTAGAGGGTCGCATCGCGGAGGCGCGGGTACGGGCCGCGATTGCGGCGGCGGTGGCGCGGGGGATCATCACGCAGGAGCAGGCGGATGAGATTTTGGCGACGGAGAGGAGGCGTGTATGACCAGTTATGTCACGCAAGACCAACTCAAAGCTGTGGTGAGTGATCTCACGGCACGGATTGAGGCCGAGGCCCGCGAGCGTCGCGCTGAAGATGCGGGTCTCCGGGCCAGCATTGACAGTGGGCTTGGGGGGATGCGCCAGGAGATTGGCAACATCCGCTCGGACATCAACGCGGCGTTTGGGGAAATGCGCGGCAACATGGGCGATCAGCAGCGCACCACCCAACTGCTGACCATTGCGCTGGCCGAGCAGAACGAGCGGATCAAGGCCATCCAGGAGCAAATCGTTGGCGAGCGTGGGTTGTCGCTGATGAACGCCTTCAAGGAGATGAGGACAGAGATCGCTCGGCGCTTTGATCGGCAGGATGAGGACACTCGTGGGTTGCAGAGCATGTTTCATGAAATGCGCAGCGACCTGGCCCGGCTCGAAACGCGCTACAACCAGGACGTGAGGGAACGGGCGCAGGAGGCGAAGCGGCGGCGCGTGATGCGCGAGCGCCTCATGAGTGCGGCCAAAGCCTTGCTGAGCAATCGCACAGCGCTGGTTATCGGGGGTGCAATTCTGGGCATGTTAGCCAGCGTAGGGCCTGCGGTGGTACAGGCCATCGAAACGCTGTTTAGGTGACACTCATTTTAAGAACAAGAGTTCTAAAAATGAGTGTGAAAACATGCTCAATTTCGCACTGTAGCGCGCTTAGAGACGCGCTACAATATTTTATGTATCATCACAAGCAAAAGTGCTGTAAAAACGCTTGAACGCTTTTAGAAGCATTTTAGAATGTTATACGGATATAAAACAGAAAACGTGTTGCTTGTAGAAAATTTGTGCTATAATTGGCTAACTCTCAACACTTACGAGGATCGAAAACATGAAATCCATGTTCACCACCATGTTGCTGCTCATCGTTGCCATGTTCGCCTTCAGTTTGGGCGTGACGTTGGCGCAGGCCACCGAAGCCGTTGCGACGGCTTCGCCCATCTCCACCGCCACATCGCCTGTTGTGGTGGAAGTCCCCGCATCATCGGGGGCGAATATCCCCTATGCCCTGCTGGTCATCGCGGTCTTTGCGTTGGTTGCCGCGACGCTTGGCAACGCCCTACTTGCCCATCAGTCCAGCAAATCCGCAGCGAGCAACGTGCCGCTTAAAGACGCGGTGGCGGTGCTAGACAAAGGCATCGAGTTGGCAGCGCGCTTACTAGCACCGTCGATTTACCGATCTTCGGCAACCTGGGATGACGACCTATTCGAGACCGTCCTGAGCTTGCGCGGATATACCCTCACCAAGCGCGCTGATGGGGTCATTGAAATCTACCGCAAACAGGACAGCCCGATAGTAGACACCGGGCAACCTGCGGACACTCGCTAGTACGGAGGCCATCAGGCCGAGAGGGAACACGAGATGGGAAGGGCCAGCGCACGCTGGCCTTTTTCATTCCAGGGCGTCGGCGTAGCCCGACCAGTATGCGGCCATGATCTTGTCCCCCTGCTCTATCGCCTGGCGGGTCTTCTCGCGGGCTTGCTGCGCCCGTGCAGGCGCTGCTGAAGTTTGCTCTGGTAGCTCTGGCGCGGTGGACAACACGGCATATACAAACCCACCAGGCTCATGGCGCTTCGGATACCAATGGGTGAGGCCAGTGATCCGAGCGCCATTGGCCCTGAGCCAAGTGAGCGTTTGATCGACCTCAGCGGGGGTCTCACCCTCAAGCCGAATTCTGACGACGGGCATTATTCGTCGTTGCGCTTGAGCGCGGCAGCGGCAGCAGCGATGATGGCCTCATTCCTGCGCCCACCCCACTGAGGCGCTTCGCCTTCAATGGTAATGTTCAGGCGCGCTTCCAAATCGGCCCTTATCAGGGCGCGAACATAGGCCGAGAAGCTGCCGACTTCGGCTTGCTCTATCGCGGCAAGCTCCTCATCTGTCAGGTAAACCTGACGGGGTTTGAGTTTGCTAGGCATAGGGGGTCTCCTTTTAGAGCTTTAGCCCCATTGTACCGCAAGTAAATTTACTAGGCAAAAAAAGGGGCGGTTGCCCGCCCCTGCTACCCCTGATTACAACCAGGGGTTTTGATTGCGAATAGCCCGCTGGGCGCGCTTGTTTCCCGTCCAAAACGCCAGGTTATAATGGCGTTTTACCAACTCTCGCTTCAGGTCCATGTAGACGGTCAGGTGGGCTTCCCAGAGAGTACCGAATTCGCAAGATTCAAGATCCTTTTTGGTGCCACGCGCCAGGGCGCGCAGGGCCTCGATCTCGCGCCGAGTTATGCGGGCGTAACCGCGACGGCGCGCGTCGTCGATCATCTCGACAACCGCCTCGGCGCGGCGGCGGGCTTCACGGGCTTCTTTGATGGAGAGGGTCATCTGCTTGTCCATTTTGAAACTCCTGTTGTGTGTGTGTGAGTGTATGTCTAACTGTCTATATCATACAACAAGTAAATTTACTTGTCAAGTGAATTTACTTGAATTTATCTAACTCTCATTTTGAACATAAGAATGAAAACAGCCCCTCACAGGTGCATGTGTGAGAGGCTGTTTAGGAGTGTTCCCCTATGCGCAGACCGCCGCGCTATCGAAAGAGACCTCAGTGAGTGAGAGGTTCTCTACGCCATCCGAGGGAATATTAGCATATTTGTTCTATATGATCAATTCACAAGAGCTTGAGCTGGCGAACGCGCAGTTCGGCTTTGTCGTCGATCTGTGGCAGCGATTGGAGGAGTGTGGGGTCTGAGGGTACGCTTTTGGGCGCACTCTCCTGAGGTGGGAGTTGTTCATCCTGGTCAATCCATGCGCTATCGTCGAAGCTGCGGCGGTTAATGATGGCAAACTCGGCCTTGAGGTCGCGCACCTGCACGTTGGTGGCCATCAGTTCGCTCAGTAGGTCGGTGTTGTTCAGCGCGCTGAGGCTGGCCTTGTTGCCATTGATGACATCGAGCGCCTTGAATTTATCAGCCATCAACCCGGTCAGGCGATACTCCATCGTATCGTCGTAGCAGACGAAGTAGGTCTTGCAAGGCTGGCTTTGGGTGATGCGCCAGTGGCGGCGAGATGCCTGGGCCATGACCGCGAGCTGCGGGTCGGGCGACATGAAGATGAGGGTCGGGCATTGGAGGATGTCCAGGCCCACCTCGATCAGACGCGGGTTGCTGATGAGTACCTGAGCGCCCTGCTCAAACTGCCTGGTGACCCAAGCTTCGCGGTCAACGGGTTTGACGGCCTTTGTAAGGACGGCGACATTCAGCCCAGCGTCGGTAAGTATCTTGGCGATACGCGGTTGGATGTCGCGGGTATCGCTTTGAGTCACGAACACCCCTACCCCGCGACCCTGAGAGACCTCAACCCGTACAGCCTCAGCAAGCCAATCCTCTTTGGGCAGGTTGCCCTGCACCGCGCCGAATGTGTGGACGTGCGTGTCCACCCTGGCGGTGATTTTGCCCCACTCATTTTTGACCGTGCGGGCATGGTAAACGCGCATCTCTGAGCTTGCGGTATCGGGATACGCCAGGAGCGATTGGTAGTATGCGCCGAGGAAGCTGCTGTCGCCAACCGTGCGGCACTCTTGCAGATGGGCCTTGAGCGCCTCCTCACCTTTGCGATACTCGGCACGCTGCGCTGGTGACATGGACAAGACCTGCGGCACTTCCTGAAGCTCTGGCAGGGCTTTGCCCAGGTCGGTGATGCTGAGGAATACCGTGTGATCCAGCACCATCTGAATGAGCAGCGGCGAGACGCCAGGGCGCTCTTTCGCCCCATGAGCCACGCGCTTCACACCCGTATAGCGGCCCGTTGCAGCGTACTCCTCTTTGTATTCGATGACCTTTTCGATAACGCCCATATCGCGGCTGAACTGGTCAACGCCGCCTTTGCCCCAGGGGTACATCTCAAACAGCCTGGGGTTGAAGATGGTCTCGATGCCGTACAGAGATGAGGCGCGCCCGTTGAAGATCGTGCCAGAGAGGCCGATGAGCTTTTTGGAATAGCGGGCCAGGGCGCTCACGCTGGCGTAGCGATCCGATTCGATTGACTTGGACTGATGAGCTTCGTCGATGACCATGATGCCGATACGGTAGCGGTAGCGCGCCTTGACCAGGCGCCACAGGGGCAGGCGCGGGCTTCGCACCGCAGGCACGCCGCGCCCTGCCCACCACTGACGAGCCGCCATCGGGTGTGATCCGCCAGACCTCATCGCCGCTTTGACGCGGATTTGCCTGACTTCCTGCCATAAAGGGTACGGGCCGTGAAAGCGCTTGCGACCTTCCAGGTATTCAGGCTGAGCAGGTTCGCCTTCATCGTTTTTGAGCGTCTCACCGGTGGTTGGGCAAGTGAGCTTGCCACGCCTGGAGGTGTAGGCCGACACGAAGCCTTCGCCCGATTTGATGGCGTCCTGAGAGGCGACGATGATATGGAGCTGAGCAGGGTTGTCGTCCAGGTGGCGCATAGCCGCTGCAAAATCATCCAGGACATGATCGTCACGCAGGCCCACCACATGGGCATGGGGGTGCTGCTGCTGGGCCTCACGCGCCCACTTGCGCACCATAATCGCTGGGCAGACGATAAGCGCCGCTTCACCTTGCAGGGGCTTCTGCGCCCAGGCGGCGGTCTTGTGGCGCTCACGGTTGGCCAGGCGATCTTTGTGCCAGGCGTCCAGCACGGAGAGCGTCACCGGGGTTTTGCCCGACCCCATCTCGCCCGCCAGCAGGACGCTGCGGCGCTCCTTGAGGGTGGCGCACATGGCCGCCGCCACATGCTGCTGGGCGGGGAACAGCGGGTGCTTGCCCTTGACGCGCTGCTCGCGCATGTAGGGCAGCCAGCGGCGCTTGGCGGGATGGTCGCCCGTGATCTCGTAGCGCGGCTGGTAGCGCTCCTCTACATAGGCCAGCAGTACCTCACGATGCTCCCCGATGAAGGCGGCCAGGGACGCATCGTCGCTGATGTCGTCCACGCGGCCATCGGCGTGCAGCAGGGTGATGATAGCCTTTGGGCGCTTGATATACGTCTCTACCTTGCCTTCGACGCCGGTCTTTTTGGTATCGACCAGCTCCTCTACCTGGCGGACGGTGGAGCGCAGCAGCGCAGGGCCACGCGCGGTTTGCAGTCGAAGGTTGTTGAACATGCCTGCGGCCATCAGGGTGAGCATGTGGCCGAGCTTGGGCCTGGTCACGGGGCGGATGTCCAGGTCTTTGGTGGTGCGGGGGGCGACCCCCATCTGGAATGTATCCGTCCATTCAGCCCCGCGCTCGTGCAGCGCCTCCAGCAAGGCTGCGCGGTTGCTGGGCATGGGGGCGAAGCGCTTGATCGGATCGAAGGGGTGGCTGATGCGCAGGTTGTCTTTGCGACGCAGCTCTGGCAAGTGGGGAATGTTGTCTGGGATTTGCGCTTTGATATAGAGCGGGTGGATAACCTTCATGTGATCGACCCCGCTGCTCTCCGCATGTCCTTTGGTGGCCACCAGCACGGTATACACATACAGGCCCATGTGAAGCTCTGGCAGGCGATAGAGCGACATAGCGCTGCTGCGCCTACCCACCCAGCTCAGCAGGTCAAGCGTGAGGTGGTGGGCGTATGAGATGAACACCATATAGCCGCCTACAGCCAACCACTGCCAGGCGTGCTGGAGCATGTCAAACTCACGACGGCGGCGCAGGCTGCCTGCCGTGTCCATCGTGAACGGGGGGTTCATCCAGATGAGCTGCATGGACTTGGGTTCGATGTCGGCTTTGAACATATCCTCATGCAGCGCACGTTCGCCAAAGAGCTGCTTGCAGGCGGCCGCGCGCCCTTCTTCAAGCTCGATGGCGTATGGTTCCATGTTCAGGTGTGCGGAGAGGGTTTGGAGCGCCTCGCCTTCGCCTGCGCAGGGGTCTAAGAGCCTGGGGCGAGGCCGCCCCAGCGGATCGGTCGTGTTGACATGGAACAGCGCCGCGATGGCAGGCAGGTACTCAGGCGGGAAGGGATAGTAGCCGCCTTTAGCGAGCGAGATTTGGGTTGCCATCAGAGGCCCTCCGTCGCTTTGATAAGGCCGAAGATTTTCTCTGTGGCGGATGCGTCACCAGCAAGCTGCTGAATCGCGGCCTTGATGTTGCGCTCCTTGACCAGATTATCGCGCCACCCATCCTGCATGACGGCATCTACCGCCAGCGTCAGCGCTTCGTCGTTGAGCAGGTTATACAGGATGCACCTGGTGCGGTTGTCGATGGCCGCAGGGTATTTGCCGACTGGTGGAGCTGGGGGGAAGCCAGGGAAGGCGAGCAGCCCTTTGGACAATCCATCACTGATGACCTGCTGCCAACTGCCGGCGCGCTTGATTGACAAAATGTTGAAGCCCTCGCCCGGAACGCGGGTAATCGTGCGTTCGGCGTAGGTCGTTGCGCTGGCATTGACATGAGCAAGGTACTCATACCATTCTGGCAGCACGGGGATATTGAGAGCCTGCTCAAGGCCGCGCCCGATGGATTGAGCCTCTGGCTCTTTCAGCGGGCAGATGATGTAGATGGGATCGTCGTCATGGCGCGGTTCGATCACGCGGCGGTTGATGAGCAGGTAGTGGTCGTCACGCCCTAGCAAGCGGGTCTTGTACAGGGCATAGCGCTGGCCAGCGGTATCCAACCCGATGGCATCGTGGGTCTCGTAGTAGCCGGTGGTGAAATGGCTTGTACGGACATGACGCGGCTCAGCGAGCTTGATATGGATGGCCAACCTGCGACCCATGACGATATTGGCGCGGATGGCATCCAGCGCCGTGCCAGGTCCCACCATCGAAAGGGCCAGCAAGGTCTCGTTGTGGTAGGCATAGGCGGTGGCCATCGCTTCCCATCTGCTTTTGAGGCTGGACACCTTGACCGTCGCAGGCTCAGGCATGTGGTCGATATATGCGGGCGCGTCGAACGAAACCCGCGCCTGAGGTTTGGGCCGAGTATGAGATTGTGGCATGGCGTCTACCCGATCACCATACCACAGTAGATGACCGCCAGCATGATGGGGACGCGGTACGCGACCTTTTCCCCGTAGCGCAGGCGCGCTACCTGATAGCCATGCTGCTCCAGGTAGACAGCGATGGCCTCAGCATCCGCCATCATATCAGGGGTCATGGGAAAAACGATCTGCCCTTCCCGGTCACCGCCAGTAGGCTGCTTTTTCAGCTTGGCATAGGCTGAGATGACCATCTCGACAAGGCGCGTTTCCGCACCTGGCAGCTCCCGACGGAAGCGCCTGAGCGCCGAGGCGGCCAGGCGCGCATGAGGGAAGCTGTCGTCGGCCAGGGTGGTGATGATGTACGGCTGCTCCGACTTGTCGCAGCAAGCCAGGACATCGCGCTCGGCAAGCGTCATCTCGGCGTGGATGGCGTCCCATGACGAACGGATTTCGTCATAGAACACGTAAACATAGGGGTCTTTCATGGCAAAGTCTTTGGATGGGATAGCGGTTTTGGCGTACACAGTATGGCCTTTTTGATCGTATTGCGCAATCGAACAAATGGGCGGTCTTAAGACCGCCCTGAGGATGCTGCTTCTTAGCTCAGACCGGGGCTTCAGCGGCTTCAGCAGCTTCGGGCTGTGCTTTGGGGGTTGGTGGCACAGCCTTGAGGATGGTGCTGTCGCTGATGCGCGCCTTGTACTCCAGGCGCACCGTGACGGGCAGCCAAGGGGCGATGTGCTGGGGCATTTCCCAGCCCTTCACCGGATGTTCGACGGCCATCTTTGAGACAAAGGTGTCCAGGGCCTTCTCATCCACGCGCAAGAGCCAGGGGATGAGATTGTCCTTAGCTTTGAAGGCGGTAAAGGACCGCCTGGCCGTCTGCGGTGAGGATGGTGCGTTCGCGGGTGTCAGGTCGCCCGCCTCTTGGGCGCTGCGAACAGCGCGAGCGCTCACGGGGATTTCTTGGCCTTCACCTGCCAGCCAGTAGCGCGTTTGCGCCCCGATCTGGGCGTGCAGGGCCATGCGCCCGGACTTGAGGGCCTGGATGAGCTTGCGTTTGGTGGTAATCGCGTTCATTCGTACTTCCCTTCAGGGCCAAATTCGATCACACGTTCATAGGTGGCGCGCAGCTCGCGCCGAAATGCCTCGGCCTTCTGGTACGAGATCTGGGGGGGATGCTCTTGCGTGAGCAGCGCCACCAGGTCGCGCAGGCTGTAGTCCGACCAGTGGTGGCCCAGGATGAAGCCGATCTCGTCGATGATGTTGTCGCGGGCCTGGTCATCCAGGACGCGGCGCATCTCGTAGAGCGCCTCACCCAGATCGGTCATGCCAAACTGCCCCTGGACGATCTTGCCCAGGATCGTGCCATCGCCGATGTCGTTGATGAGGTTGTCATACTCTTTGGCGATGGCGTCGCGCTGGGCGGCCAGTTCCTCGTTGGCAGACTGAAGCGCTTTGAGGGCTTTGGCCTGGGCTTTGTTAGCCTTGCTGATGGCCTGCACCTCAGCCCAGACCTGCTCCAGCAAGAGCAGAGAAGCATCGTCGGCACGCTCGGCCAACTGTTCCATCAGCGTGCGGATGGTATTGAGGGTGAGAGCGCTATTGGACATGGCGGCCTCCCAGGCGGCGCAGGTAGTCGCGGCCTGCATCGGTGAGGCGGTAGACGAGCTTGTGTCCAGCGGCGTACTGCCTCACAAGGCCCTTGGCGATCAGGCCGTTGATGAGCGCACGGTCATGCACGTTGGTGACCGTCACGTCACCTTGCGTCAGGCGCATGAGGAGCAGCCAGAGGCGTTCTGCGCGTTCCATTAGACCACCTCCGCCAGAGCGAGCGCGGGCATGT